CTCTTGCAATCTGCGTACCTAATACTTCAGGAACTGAAGTGATGGCACCACCGGCTGCAGCATCTGAGAGTAAGTTCTTACCTGCAAGTACGTATGAAATCTTATCTTCTTGTAGCGTAAGCACGTCAGTCTCTCGTCCATCTAACTTATAGATAGGACCGAACGACACCTCTAAATACTTATAGTTAAGTAACCCTAAATTGAACTCATTTAATTTATTAACATTTGACTCAAAGTTATACACACCGCTGTATGTGATGTCGGCAAAGCGCCTTGTTCTCTTGTATTGCTGTACCGATATGGACGTTACACGGTTGCCAAGATTAAAAGTTTTACCAATAATTGAGTCACGAATCTTATAGCTTTCAGCACCATTACCAAAACAGAAACAGTTAAAGAACTCTGTATCTATTATTGCCGGTAAAGATGCAGTTTGGTTTTGTATGTTACCCAAGTGTCTACCATTGGCATCAATGCCAAAAGATAAATGATTTTCAAAAAATACATCAGGCAATGAATCAACAGGTTGTGTCTCAAATATCAAAGTGGTCTCAGCCCTAAACACCTCAATGTTTACAGTAATTGAAGACCTACGTTTTTCTCTTGAAAGAACTCCACCGCAACGAAGCGTACCACTGACAATAAGTGTCAATTGATTGTTAGCACCATTGCGATAGAACCTATAATAGTTTGTACATAAAGCAGTTGAAATATCTGTATTGTTTGATGCAAGGGTTGGTATAAATTCATTTTCAATAGGACATTCGTTACCACCTACCTCTTGGTCTCCATCATCAAGTATCTGCTCTACATTATCCCCAACCCACCAATCCTGCATATTATCATAGTTAGCGGAAGCAACAAGCGTTTTCTCTAAAGTATAAATACGCTTTTCGCAAGCACCATTACCCTGACCAACACCAAGACGCTGAAATTTGAAGCTCATCTTAATACGGCTACCTGCAGGTACAGTATAATCAACCCAAGCATTTGTTGCCGTATCAAACCTGTTCATTGGATAATTCAAAATAGGATACTCTCCTGCTTCGTTTTGATCTACTTGTTGCGTACCGGGAGCAATAATAGATAGCTCATCCTGAACAACTGCAAAGCTGTTAGGATTAATTTTCATATATACTCCTGAAGGAACAGGGATATTTACAGCAGGGTCAAGCACACTTGGTATCTCAATGAATCCTGCTTGCTTCGCTTCTTTCTCAAGCACTGTTGCATATACGCAATTATTTGTAGGTCCACTTGTGTCAGCCTTTACAATAAGCCTGTCACCTTGCTGTATCTTACGTGCGTTCTCGCCTTCAAGTAAAAAGTATGCGTTAACGCTTTGAGGGTCATCAAAGAAGATACTACTATATATGGTATCGTAGTTTTCCTCGTCAGGCTTAATAACAAACTTATATCTCTTTGCCCAAGCCGGAGCTCTTTGAGTAGTAGGAATAGTTACTCTAATTGAGTTCTTGGTATCGGATGCAGAACAAGGTACGTGTACTGTGTTTCTTGGGCTAACTAATGCTGTAGTAGAACGACCAAAGTCATCCATATACACAATACCAATCTCATACCCACGATTGCTATGCAAGCTGCGTGGTGAATTTATTTTTTGATAGAAAGCTTCTGCAAAGTTTACTGAGTAATACTCGTACACATTTATTGTTGGTGTAACAGTATTGTCAACATATCTCATTGCAGGAAACTGAAGACCAATTATCTGACTTGCCGGTGTAGTAACAATACTTATTGGCTGACCTGCAGCAGAAATACCACTCTGAAACTTTATTAGTGCATCTAAGTTATTTGGTAAAGCGCAGTTGAACTGATCAGTAAATGTCGTGCCATTGCAAGAGTTTGCTACAGGTTGAATGTTTGCAATTGTTCCAATAACATCTTGAAATGCTACGCTTGTAGCCATCTGATAAACAGAAGTATATGTTGTTGGAAGTGTAAACGTAAAAGTGAGATTAATATTCTCACTTGTTTCTGTAGGGAATGGAGTGCTTCCGGCAAAGGTATTATGCGTAAGCCTTACCTCTAACGTAATTGAAGAACCTGCAATAAGCTGTACACCCGTGAGGTTAATGTTTACAGTTGCATTTGGAATAGTTTGGCTACTTCCAAAAGTATATATTCCTGAAGATGTAGTATCGGGTAAACTTGTAGTGCCAACTAATTCAGAAACTAAAGAGGCAACATATTCAAGTTTTGTAAAATTTCCATTCAAATCAACTAAGTCATATCCCTCAACATAGTTACCATACATTAAACGATTACCCATAATGGTTTGAGCTCTCGCAAGAAGTGGTACATTGTCGTACAACCTGAGTAACTCTGACTCAGGAAGCACTGTAAATATCTTACTATTTGTAAACGTGTATGTGTAGTTGGTATTGTTTGCAAGACCAAGCTCAGCTTTGTCAAGCTTTTCAATAACTTTTACAATACTTGTTCCTGCCTCCTTAAATAACAAGTCAATACCAACAACAAGCGCACCGCCTGTATTGTATGTAATGATAGCAGTATTGTTTATGTTGACCATCCCCTCATTGAGGTAGCTATTAATACTGAACTCAAATGGGTTTGGTGAAAATGCAGGAGCAGACCACTGAGATGTTGCTGAATATTCACCATCTTGATAACGATAACGATATGCAAAGCAGATAAACCTGTCTTCCATAAAGTTATCTTGCTGACCTGTTCTTATCTCACGAATAGCAGGAGCTGCAATTGGCGGCTTCTTAATAACAAGAAGTGACTCTGCGCTAAATTGGTCTATGTTCCCAACAGGGTTGGCATAGTTTCTTGTTATATTAAATACCCTTGGAGGGTTGTAATTGTCAGTAAAAAATATCAACTGATCAATAAGGTCAACACCTGTAATTAAAAACTCAGGATTAAAGTTTAGTGTAGTATTTACACCACCTCCATCGTTGATGCTTATTACGTGATAAGTAAGTGCACTTTGTGTTGTGTTGTATGACACAATCATATCGAGCTTACCGGTTGCCCCTACAGGAAATGTGGGGTCGTGCACAAACCAAAAGATTCTTTCATTTGCGCTATCTTCAATAGCTCCAATACATTTTGCGTTTGCGCTAAGTGGTGTACTATTGATATACCGCAGTTGAGTCAGCGCTACATTACCTTTTGTATTTTCTATTACACCAATTTCAGCCTGCTCAGTAGACCCCATACGGACGTTGAGCGCATCAATATACTCTCCGTTTGGAACAAGTCGCTCGTCCACGACCTTGTTCATCCTACCTGATATGAAGTTCCTTGTTATGTTTGGCATATTATTTCAACCACTTGTCCATACCACGCAGGTTCATAAGAAGTCTGCCCGGATGAATGTTACTCATTCTAATTTTTGCGTTGCGAAGTAAAGCCGCTTTTTCTTTACGAGCACGAGCAATAATGTACTCTTGTACACCAAGCTTTGAATTAAGTATCTCGTATTGAATATATGCGTATATATACTTCTCAAATAATTTATTAACGCTGACAATTGAATCATCACCATTCTCCATACCATCAGAGATGTATTCGAGAATGACAGATTGATTATACATATCAGAGTTAAAGTTGATAACCCCCATTCTCTGATCAATAGCAAACGTAGGGTTGAAGTTTGCGGTCTCTGTATTAAGACCATAGCGCTCACCGAGGCTATAATCAAAATACCAAACCCCATCTATATCCCATCCATACTGCCCGTAGTATGGACCGGGATTTAAGTAGATACTTTTTTTGATTCCATCTAATCGCTGCAAGTCAATCTGTGAAAACTGAGGAGACAGCGCATTACCATTTTGGTCAAATAATATTTTTCCTGTTTGGTCTTGCAAGTATGCAAGAGATGACAGGATTTGAATGTTCTCTGTAAGTGGTCTTAGGTATCCGTCTTTGTAAAGATTAACCCTTACCCAATTCACATAGTCGGATGGAAGAATATAACGAAGCGTATCATCAACTGTAAGCTGCAATACTTTTATCTGCTTGAACGCATCGTAGTTGAGCTCCTGTATGGCACGCTTTGCGTGAAATAATATTTTGTAACGCTCTTCATTATTTACAAGAGAATGATTGCCTGCATACATCAACATAAAGTTGTTGACAATATCGAACAGGCTTACGTATTGGTACGAACCCCAATTGACATCTGTTGGTGGTACACCATTATTCTCGTAATATTTATATTGAGTAATGTATGCCATAATTATTGCGATTGTTTTTGTTCTTCAGCAGCACCGAATTGAACAGCCATTATCTCACGAATAGACATACCTGCGTATTGAAGAATCTTTGTTACAAGCTTGAACTCATCTTCTGCAGGAACTTCAAAGTCTTGATAGTCGGGCTGCGATTGGTCAAATACCGGCTCGCCACCTGTTAAAGAAACGAATGTCCATTTAGGGTCTTTCGGATACCTAAAATAATTTGCATCAACTTCATTCGGTAGGTTGATGGTAGATGGAAATACTGTAAGTACGCCACCCTCCTGCGTATATGCAGGATACTGTTCTGTTGGAGCCGTAAGATTTGACGTAGTAAGCATTGTGATTTTATTATGCGTTACCTTCTCTGCCTCTCCCTTGAATACACGTGGAGATACAGATGCGTCATAGCACATAATCTTATTAATCATAAAATAGTCAAATCCTGTAGTAGTAATAGACGGAAGAAAAAATCTGTTTGTTGCAGGCGCAACTTGCGTAAGCGTTGAGGTTAAAGCAAAAACTTCCATCGCCTCTTCTATAGGCTTTCTTTGATCAGCGTAATCTATACCGGACTTTCTTAGGTTCTCTAAATTAACTACGTTGTTGTATTCAGAAAAGTATTCTTCAAATACTTCAAGCTGAGACTGCTTGGCAAACAGGTTAAAGTCTGCCGGTGATATATACCCGTAGTTATTTTTATTGAGAATGGAAAGTACCGTATTTCTGACGGAATTTATCATTATAGTCTTTTTACAAATATAAACAAAAAAAGAGGGTATAGAAATACCCTCTCTACCTAAACACTATGAAACCATTAACCTATGCTAAGTTACTTTCAAGCATCTTAAGGGCATCAATTCCTTCATCGGTCTTCAGGAACTCCGCAACGGTAAAGTAGGGGTCTTGCGCATACGGAATGGTCAACATCTTCTTCTTATTGGACCCCGTATTAAACCATACTTCCTTCTGTCCGTTCCTGAATGTCAATAATTTATTCTCAAAGAACACGTGTACGTTTGACTGTAGCTTCAGCATTGGGTCCCCGAGTACGTTTAAGAACCCTTGGGGGTCACGCTTGGCATAAATCAGTACATCTCTTTTAAGCTCAGACGTTGTAAACCTCGATGGGTCTTTCCCAAAGAGCACTCTTGATACGCTCTCAAGCTGCTCCAAAGAGAGCTGACGAGCTTGAATCAAGGCATCCACCTCCGCACTTAAACTCTCTACCTCTTTCGCAGCATCTTTCTCGTGGTCTACCTCAACAAATGTCCTACCATTTAACGGGTGGTAGTACAAGAACTCCTGTAGAACAGGATTACTCTTAGGAACCCTAAGAAACCCGTTCTCGAATATAACAGGTTCGACAATGGCATTACCGTCTTGCTCGTCTTCAAAAGCGGTCTTTTGGTTGATAGCGTATCGCAAGGGGCGGTTGACATTGTTTTCTTCATCGAACCAAAGTAATGGGTAACGTCTTGTATTTCTTGAAGGTAGCGTATACGAAAGGGGGGCTACGTCCCCTTTAAGCTTGTAAATCCTGTCGGCAGGAACCAATTTCTTTTTCATTAGATTTTAATTTGATTAGATTAAAAATAAGGGGGAGTGTCTTTGAAGACACCCCACCCTTTATTGTTTTTCTTCGGATTATGAACCGTAACGGAACAATACGAAGTTGTTAGCACCCAAGGTACAAACGCAACGCTCAGAGAGGAAGTTTACCTCCATTGCATCGAGGTCGCTTGTTTGAGCACCACCGGCAGAACCTGTGATCCAAGTCTTGTATCTACGGTCTTCTGTTTCAGAAGCACGGTAGCGTACGTGTAAGAATGGACGCTTAGCGTTCTTGCCAAGGATTTGGTCGTACACGGTAGTAGAACCGGCAGGAACCAACAGACCTGTTACAGTGCCTGCTGCTTGAGCACCTGTAGGAAGACCACCACGCATAGTAGGATCGTTCAGGTACTTCCAATCAGACTTGTAGAAGTCATAACCTCTGCGGAAACCGCTGAAGCCAAGGTTCAAAGCCATATCCTTGTCGTTGTCAAACAAACCGTAAGATGTACCGTTTGCTCCGTAGCTGTTCTGAGCAGCGAGCATATCGTCAATGTCAAAGCTGAAGGCACGGTTAACGAAGATTACGTTCTCTTCGATAGAACCTTGCTTGTCAAGACGAGAGATGATGCTGTCGAAATCAGCAAGTGTGGTTGGGTTTCCACCGCCCCATACGTTACCACGGCTGTTTACTACGTAGAAGATTCCCTCAGAACCTTTGTTACCGTAGATTGGGTTCAAAGAAGCGTTAGCAACACCTGAACCTGTCTCAGCAGGAACAGCCTCAATCATCGCAGTCTCAAGGTAGTCCTCAAAACGCAGACGAGTTTCGTGCTCGCTCTTCAAATACCAAAGATATCCGGTAGCACCGTTCTCAGTGGTTACTTCAACCCATCCAATCTGAGCCATATCAGAACCGCTTACAGCGTACTTGTCCTTGATGATGATTGGAGAGTTATCGAAGATTTCATCTTCTGCTTCCAAAGAACCGATCATTCCAACAGTTCCTTTCTTGAACTCAGAACCATAAATCCATACAGACAAGGTTGCAGAGCTACCAAAAGTTTGACCACC